TGGGTATGCAGGCTGGAGACGACAGAGGTAAGCTACTGATGTTCGGCCTGTCGTCCTTCTCCCAGGCACCGTTCAGTTCGCTTGTCATTACGTCAGACGATGGGTGGAACGAAGTTAGGGGTGACGGTAATGTTTGGATCGATCAGGCAGTACCAGACAGTCCGATTCCGTCACTCAGTCTGAACTTTCTCACAGGGACTTATGAAGTTGTTCTGACGCTGGTAGACTATGACCAGATATGGCAACAGTCATCGAGTAATTCTAATTCTTGGGTAGAGGTTTGAAATGCCTGCTCCGTACAGTATGACCCCTGACAGTTGCGCTCAGAACGCATACGCTGTCACTCCGTCCGACTCAACCGACCTTGCTGCACCTGCTCGTGCGCTGTACGTTGGCGGGTCTGGCAACGTCAAGATCAACGACAGTGGCAACGGTGCTGTCACCTTTGTCGGTGTTGCTGCTGGCTCGATTCTGCCGGTGATGGCTCGTCGGGTGTACGCCACTGGCACTACGGCCACCAACATTGTTGCGCTGATCTGAAATGCTGATCGGACTGAATCTAAAGCTACCGCGTCCGAATCTGGTTTCTGGTGTAGGTGGTGGTGCGGGTGGCGGGCCGATTCTGGCATTGGAGCCGAGTTTGTACTTGGACTTCCTGGCTGGCCCTACGAGTTCGCTCGGCAACTACCAGGATGCCAGTCTAGATCTTAACTTTGTAGAACCACAGTTTGATATTGCTGCGACCGCTGACGGTGCCTACGGGTACGGGCGCTATTTGGTAGCGGGGTAATCATGGCACTTGTACAGAAAGCATTCAGCGACATCATCACCTTCTCGCGGTCGAGCAACGCCACCAGGGTCGGGCCAACGGGGCTGGTGGAGTATGCGCCGCATAATCTGCAAACTCGGTCAGAGGCTTTTGACGGAACGATATATTACGTTGAAGCCGGTTCTTATACCAATAATGTGATTGCTGCGCCAAACGGCACAATTACAGGTGCTGCAATACTTGAAGGGACGACGTTTTACACAAGAGCTAGACAAAACATTTCGGTGGTAAATGGAGGGACTTACACCTATTCAGCATATTTTAAGTCTGGCACTAGAACCCAAGTTCAAATGCAGATTTATAGTGACGATACAGATGTCGATTCAGTTTTTGATTTATCAACAGGAACAATTGTTTATGGAGCAACGTCCACAATTGTTTCAGTAGGCAATGGATGGTATCGGTGTTCAGTCACTGGTACTGTTGGATCTACTTCAGCGATAACTTTTGCTTATCCAGCCGTCAATGGTTCTTATAGCTACACGCATACCAACGGAGCTACCGGCATCTACATCTGGGGCGCCCAACTCTCCGTCGGCCCCTACGCTCTCGACTACACGCCCACCACCTCCGCAGCAGTCTACGGCCCTCGTTTCGACTACGACCCGGTGACGCTGGCGGCTAGGGGGTTGCTGGTGGAGGAGCAGCGGACTAACCTTGCAACGTATAGTGAGGCGTTTGATAACGCAGCTTGGACTAAGCTAAACGCTAGCGTAACTGCAAATTCTACAACTAGCCCAGACGGTACTACATCTGCTGACTATCTTATTCCTAACACCAGCAGTGGTCAGCATGGTGTTTATCAAGCTTTATCTGCTGTTGCAGGAACACCGTACACGCAGTCAGTATTTGCAAAAGCTGGTGGGTATAACTGGCTTTTTATGACTGAAGGGAACAATGTAACAGCACAAGCATCTTTTAACCTAGCCACTGGTGTGGTTGGAACTGTTGCGGGGACTGGCTCTCCATCCGCTACTATTACAGCATTAGCAAACGGGTGGTATAGGTGTACGTTTACTTACACTCCGATTGCTACGTCGCAAAACATTCAAATCCGCGCGGCTAATGCAGACGCCGGTCCGACATTTACCGGCGATGGAACGAGCGGCATTTACATCTGGGGCGCCCAACTCGAATGACGCATTCTAGCGTGTTCTTTCATGTGGCAACTGGTGCAAAGAGTAAGCAGGTTTTCTAAAGCATGATTTCGCAGTTCTTTGGGAGTGGTAGTACCTTTACCGTCAATGTGATGAACCTCAAGACTTTCAGCCGTACCGCAATGCTGGCACCTGTAGCCGTCGCGCTCCAATGCTTTGTCGCGGTTGCCTCCAAAGTTGTAGTTGTCTTTGGAAGCCTTTCGGTACTTTGCAAGCCGCTCTTTGTCGGACGCAAGCCATTCGTGAATTCTGCTGACTTCTCGTTTTCGCTGGCAGGTGTCGCAGCGTTTCTGCGGGCCGGAGCGGTACGCGAACTCAACGCCGCAGTCCAAGCAGTTGCGGATCGTGCCCAGCGGAGTCGAGCCATTCTTGAGGCGCAAAGCTCGCAGGGACTCAACATTTCGCTGTCTGTAATACTCTGGCCTACACGGTTCGCAGACTTTCTGAACAGATCCGGTCGGCTGGAAGGTAACGGCACACAAGGCGCAGGTCTTGGTCTGGTACGGCACAGCAATCCCCTAAACAAATGCTTTCGCATTGTAGCATAGGAGGCAAAAGCAATGGCTGCGTTTGCTAGCTCATATATACCCACCCTCGCCGCCTCCGTCACACGAAGCGCGGATGTTGCGAGTGTTAATACGTTGTCGCCGTGGTTCTCGAACGTAGAGGGAACGTTGTATCTTGAGGCCAGTAGATATGCCACGGCGGCGAATAATGAAGCGCCGGTGTCGCTAGATGATACTGGTGGGGCTAGTTCTCGAATGAGCACCTACACGGCATCTAGCACTAACGTGTTAGGCGAGTTTATTGCCGACGGTGGCGCAACACAGGCAAATCTTGCCACATCAGCAGTAACAAACAACGTCCCGTTTAAGTTCGGAATTGCTTACAAAGCAAATGACTTCGCCGCATCCAAAGATGGTGCGACTGTTGTCACGGATACGTCTGGAACCGTGCCGACTATTCTGCGGATGACAATCGGCGCGACGTTCGTTATCGGGGCGGCAAGCCAATACAACGGTCATATTCGACGTATTGCTTACTTTCCCAGGAGGCTCCAGAATGCAGAGCTACAAGCACTCACCGCTTGAGCGCATGTCAAGCCGCATGACGCCAGAACGCATCGAACGTTTCTGGAGCAAGTCTGTACTGCGCGAGAATGGCTGCTTGGAATGGATTGGTGCTAAGCACGAACGGGGCTACGGACTATTTCAAGCCGGGCAAAATCCGGGTGGTTTGTTCCGCGCTCATCGGATCGCCTACTTTCTGACGTATGGCATTGCAGACGAGTCTTTGCTGGTTTGCCATCGTTGCGACAATCCATCTTGCATTAATCCGAATCACCTGTTTCTGGGAACGTCGCTCGATAATAATCACGACATGCTCAAAAAGAATCGTGACGTTCGGAGTTATGGGGAACGCAACCCCATGTCAAAGCTGACACGCGAGCAGGTGCGGTCGATTTATCTTGATGGCAGAACCAACCGAGAAATTGCACAGGAATACGGTGTTGCCTCCTCGCTGGCATCGCTAATTCGCACCCGTCAGATTTGGTCAAGCGAGACATCAGACTTGCCTGCAATTCCGCGCAGACGTTCGGGGCCTAAGGTGGCCCTCACCGCTTGAGGTAACCCATGCTTGACGATCTCCCCTTGACCCCTCCCGTCCCCGTCTGGAACGACCTGATGCTGCGGTTCGCCTCGGAACAAGAGGCCACCGAGCAACTCAAGGCCGCTGGTCTGCTGGTGGACACACAGGCGCTGCTGGACGCTGACAACAACGTGCTGGTTCCTGCGGGCCACGCACCGGCTGCTGGCGCGTCTGTAGACACCGTTGGCGTCATCTACAAACCCACCGGCAACACGATCACCACTGACATGGGTGAGCAGCCCGAGATGGCGGCGATTGACGGTTGGCACGTTAACGTCAGGCTGAAGGCAGATCAGGCTACTCCTGCCAATCTTGAGCAGTACAAAGTCGCTCCTGCAAACCCAGTTAGAGTTTGGGCGTGAGAGTAAATTTCGGTCAGTGGACACCAGACCGTCCTGGTATTGCCGACAGTCTGGTTGAGGCAAAGAACGTCCTGCCTACGCTTGTAGGTTACGGGCCGATGCCTGCTGCTGCCGATTTCTCCAACGCTGCAACCGAAAATCTCCTGACTTGTTTCGTTGGTCGCTGGGTTGCTGACACCGTTCTGTTCGGTGCAAGTGCTAACTATCTCTGGCGTTACTTCCCGACGAAAAGCGTCACGATTACTGGAGCAACGCAGGCTAACCCTTGTGTGATTACGTCTGCCGGTCACGGGTTTCGCACTGGCGTACAGGTGACGATTTCCGGTGTTGTCGGCATGACGCAGTTGAACGGCAATACCTACACGATCACCAGGATCGATGCGAATACGTTCAGTCTGAACGGGGTGAACTCAACAGGGTTCACAGCGTACTCGTCTGGTGGCACAGCGGTAACGTACAAGTATCTGATGGACGTATCCCGTACTGCGTCTGCTTACACAGCAACGACTTTGTGGACGTTCACGCAGTTCGGTCAGAAGGTCATTGCTGCAAACGGTCAGGACAAGTTGCAATCGTGGACTGTAGGCTCATCGTCCAACTTTGCTGACCTTGCCGCTGCTGCGCCGACTGCTCAGTTTGTGACGACCGTCCGGGACTTTGTAGTTGCTGGCAAAACTTCGACGTATCCTAATCGTCTGTACTGGTCGGACATCAACGATGAGACCGACTGGACTCCCGGTGTTGCAAGCCAATCGGACACGCAGGACATTCCTGACGGTGGAGAGATTCGCGGCATTACTGGTGGTGAGTTCGGCATTGTCCTGCTGGAGCGTTCAATCGTTCGCATGACATATGTCGGCGCTCCGCTGTTCTTCCAGTTCGATAACGTCACCTCTGCTTTAGGATGCTACGAGTCTCGGTCTGTCGTGAGATACGGAGCGGTCACTTACTTCCTGTCAGACGATGGTTTTTACATGACTGACGGCCAGCAGGTGAAGCCTATCGGGGCTGAGCGTGTAGATCGCTGGTTCTTTGATATTTGCGATCCGGGTAAGTTCGACCAAATGTCGGCAGCAGTTGATCCGGTCAACAAAACTGTAACGTGGTGCTTTACAGATATCTTCGCTGCCAAACAATTGTTGGTGTACAACTGGTCTACGGACAAGTGGAGCCACGGAGACACGACAGCAGATTACATCTCGACGATTGCGACTAGCGGAACGGATCTTGAGGCACTGAGTGCGCTGTATCCAACGTTAGACACCGTTCCTGCAAGCCTGGATTCTCGCGTATGGGTCGGTGGAAAACTGTTAGCCGGAGGGGTTGACGGTGCTAAGATCGTTTCGTTCGGCGGTTCGTCTCTTACTGCTACGTTGCAGACTGGCGATATTGAGGCGCAGGGTCTTGAAACTCTCGCAACGCTTGCAAGGCCAATCATCGACGGGGGTTCTGCGACTGTTGCCATAGCGTCCAGGAAGCGACTCGACGGGAACATCAGCTATGCGAGTCCTGTTGCTGCTGATAGTGACAATCGGGTGTCTCTACGCAGTCGCGGGAAGTATCATCGCTTGTCTGTTGTACCGACTGGCAACTGGAGCACCGCTGTAGGCACTGACCTTGATCTCGTTCCCTGTGGAGGCCGATAATGTTTCGTCGGCTACCTCAACAGGGTGGCAATCCGCGAGAGACTGCCGAGGTTGTCAACCGGATTCTTGACGGCAAGATCAACTCTGTCGGTCTGTTGACTCTTGCGACGGGTAACGCTACAACAACGACCCTGTACGACGCTAGGATCAGCCCTGACAGCATTATTCTGTTCGTTCCCTACTCTGCTGCTGCCATAGCCGATGCAGTGCCCTACGGGGCGTTTCAAGACTCTACAGACCAAACCGCAGCAAGTACGACTGCTGCTTATGCGATCACGCTGAACACCACGGACTACGCTGTTGGTGTTGCGATTGTTAGCAGTTCGCAGATTACCGTCCGCTCTGCGGGTGTCTACAACATTCAGTTTTCGATTCAGTTTGCGAATAGCAACGTTGCCATTCAGGATGTGGACGTATGGTTCCGCAAGAACGGTACGGATGTCGCTGGGTCGAACAGTAAGTTTTCGGTGCCTAACTCTCACGGTGGGACGGATGGTCATCTGATTGCTGCGCTGAACTTTTACATTCAGTTGGCAGCGGGTGATTACGTTCAGTTGATGTGGTCAACAACTTCAACTGATGTCATCCTGGAGCAGATTCCAACTCAGACGAGTCCGACTCGTCCGTCAACGCCGAGTGTGATTGTCACGATCAACAAAGTAGACGAATCGTCTTCATCTGACATCTACGCATCTAATCAGTTGTTTGGCAGTTGCACCGTCAATCATTTTGCAAACTCAACGTCAGACAAAACATATCGGTATGTCGTACTCGGCTAGGTATGTAAAACCGGAGGAATTACGGCAAATCTGGGACAGGATACGACCAGGGTTGTTAGAAGTGAAAGAGGCGAGCAATGAGCCTTGGATTCCAGAAGATGTGTACGCTGATTGTTATGCCGGAAGATCGCTGTTGTATCTGTTGGGTGATGGGTTTGGAGTAGTACAACCGCAGGGTGACACGCTTCATATTTGGTGTGGTTGGGGAGCGTGGATGATGGATGATGGGATGTCGGAATTATTTGCGATTGCCAAGCAGGGTGGTGCGCGTAAAATAACGTTTGATTCCAACCGTCCTGGCTGGCAACGGGTAGCTAAGAAATACGGATTTAAGCCACGGAAGTGGATAGCAGAGGTGTGACATGGCAGGTGGTGGTGGTCAACAAGTCAGTCGGACGGAGCTAGATCCGACTCTTAAGCCTTACGTTGAGTTCGGACTGAGCGAGGCGCAACGTCTATATCAGGGCGGTCCTCCACAGTATTATCCCGGTCAGACTTACGTCGGGCCGAGCGGGTACACGACGGAAGCCATGCAAGCCGCTGCCGAGCGAGCTAGGGCTGGGTCTCCGTTGACACAGGCTGCACTAGGCCAGCAACAGGCAACGGTAGGTGGTGCATACCTGGGTGGGTCTCCGTTCTTCCAGGGAGCCTTCCAAGCTGCTGCGCGTCCTGTTGAGATGCAATACATGGATGCTATCAACCGCGCTAGGTCTGCTGCATCGTCTGCTGGCCGATACGGTTCCGGTGCGCTGGGTCAGTTGGAAGGTCGGGCAGAGGGTGCGCTTGCAACAGGACTTTCCGATATTGCAGGGAAACTGGCTTACGAGAACTTCGCTCGTGAGCGTCAACTTCAGGAAGCCGCAGCTATTCGTGCTCCGGCACTCGCGGAAAGCCAGTACGGTGACATTCAGCGTCTTGCGAACGTTGGTGCGATGTCCGAGGACTATGCTCAGCGGCAGATGGCAGCAGATATTGCTCGATTCAACTACGGTCAGATGGCCCCGTATCAGGCGCTGCAATCGTTCCTTGGCTCGGTGTATGGCGCACCTAGCGGGATGGTTGCGACTCAGCCGATCATTGGAAATCCGCTGCTAGGCGCACTCGGTGGTGCTGCTGCTGGCTACGCTCTGGGTGGTCCTGCTGGGTACGGTGTACCTGCTGCGGTTGGTGGCGGTCTGCTGGGTGCTTACGGGAGCCGAGCATGAGCGGAATGGAGCCGATGATTATCGGGGCAGTGGCTGGTGCTGCGCTGAACCGGGACGACCCGCTAAAGGGTGCCATGATGGGTGCGGCACTCGGTGGTGGTGCGGGTGGGCTTTTGAGTGGAGCGACAGGGGCGGCGACAGGCGCGGCGGCAGCGGAAGCCGGTGCTATGGGTGCTGCTGAAGGTGCAATAGCTGCTGACGCTATACCAGCATTTCTTGCAAATCAGCCAACAATTGGTCCGTCTGGGTTGATGCCGGTTGATGTGTTTCCGGTGAACGCTTACCCAGCAGCAGAAACGATTCCGGTATTCAACAACGAAGCAATCGCTCGTGCATCGATGGGTGGCGATTACGCTGGGATTGGCTCTGGTGCGTCAGGTTCGTCTATCTATGACCCTTATGCCGGTGTTATTGGATACGAAGAAGCAGCAGGTAAAGAACTGGCAAAGGCTCAAGCGAAAGACATCATGATGCGCGGTGGTGGTATGCCATCACTCGGTGGTGCTATGAGTGCGCTGAGTCAGTCTCAGCCTCGCACACAGATGCCATCTCCCGGTGGAATCCGTAGAGGACAGCCGCAAGCAGTGAACTACGGTGGTCTTGCTAGCCTGTTAGAACCTAAACTTGTTGAGAGGCGGCGACTTTCGCTGTTGTGAATATGGATGAAATTCTCGCTCAGTTGTTCCCGCAAGCACCGTCCTACTTTCCTGGTCTGCTAGGTCAGGAGCAAGCCAACCTGCTACAGCAGCAAGCTCAGCGACAAGGGTTGCTCGGTATCGGCATGGGCCTGTTGCAAGCTGCTGCACCTTCTACCACTCGTCCTAGCTTGGGTGCTGGTATCGCACAGGGGTTGAGTGCTGGACAGCAGATGGCGCAGAACGTCTACGCTCAGAAACTGCAAGAGCAGATGATCGGGCAGAAGTTGCTGGAGCAACAACGGTTGATGCGAGAGCAGGAGGTTGCGAGGTCATTGTTGCCGCAGATTCTCACCCCTGGTCAGCAAATTCCGACAATGTATGGTCAGCCGTCTGTGTTCCCGCAGCGGGATGAGGATGGCAACGTTCTTCCGGGTGCTGGCGTTCAGACGGGTCAGCCTCAGATCAACTTCAACACGCTGCAAGCACTTCTTACACAGGCTCCTGGTGCTGCCGCGCAGGTATTGCCAATCGTCAAGACATTCCAGGAACTCACAAAGCCTGAAGAATTCAAACTTGGGCCAGAGGAAACGATGTTCCGACGCACTCCGACTGGGGTGCAGACTGTTGCTGTCGGTGGTGGCAAACCAGAAAAACCTGCTGGTGCTGTATTGGAAGCCATGCAGGTTCTTGGGATCAACACTCCGCTTACAGAATTGACTCCAACACAACGGACGCAGATCGGGGACTACATTGATCGCAAAGAGGCTCTGAAGTCTCCTAAAGTTGCGGTTGATCTAAACGATCGTACTGCTGTGGCAAAAGCACTTTCTGGGATTCAGAACGACTATAGAGCTGTCACGAAAGATTTTGGAGCAACGGACGTTAGTACGAGATACTTGGCAGCAGTTGATGCTGTGAATCAAGGAAACGCTGGCAACAAAGCCGCGGATGGCGCTTTGGTTTATGCAATTGCCAAGATTTACGATCCTGCTGGCGCTGTACAAGAGGGTGATAAAAGTACAATCATTGGAAGCAGATCCGTCCCAGAAACCGTTAAGGGGTATGTGCAAAAACTAATCAACGGTCAATCATTCCTGCCGGAAGAAAGGCGAAATCTGCTTGCGATTGTCACGCAACAAGTCGCTGACCGAGCAACCATGTTGGAGAATGAAAGATCGCCCTACGTTGAATTGTCTAAGTCGCTTGGTGGAACTGGTGATTTATTGAAAAATCCTCTGTCTGAGGCTTTAAGGCTTGGAGCAGAAAGGATAGCAAAATCGCAAACGATTCCAGGCACTAATATCAATGTTGACGCTTTAAAAGCTATTGGTGAAGCAGAGCAACGTCGGAGAAGGGGGCAATAATGGATCTCAGTAAACTTTCCGACGCTGATGTTGATGCTATCGCTGCCGGACGGATTCAAGATGTCAGCAATGCCGGTCTTAGGATTATTACTGGACAGCAAACCTCGGTTGAACGAGTCGGGACTGTTGTCCAAGAACTTAGCGGCATTCCAAGTCAGCAAGGGAAACTTACCCTCTTAGAAGCGGCAAAGAAGCCATCACAACAGATGGCAATGACTGACACCGATGTCATGCGGCAACTAGGGCTGACTGCTAGAGCCGGAGCGACTGGTATTCTTGGATTGCCAACGCTTGCATCCGATGCGCTGATCTCGCTGGTCAACATGATTAGCGGTAAAAACTTGCCGATGCCATCACAAGCACAGCAGCAGTTGCTAACTCAAGCTGGACTGCCTGATCCTGCAACGCCACAAGAACGCACAGTTCAAGACGTTACGTCTGCAATGGCTGGGGTTCTTGGTGGCTATGGTCTTGGTGCGGCACTTCCTCCGTCTGTTGCTGGCCGGGAACTATTGATGTCGTCTCCTGGATTCCAAATTGGTTCTGGAGCCGCTGCTGCTGGTGCGTCTGCGTTAGCAAGAGAAGAAGGCGCTGGTCCGCTAGAACAGTTGGGCCTAGGAATGATGGCAGGAACGATTGCTCCGTCTGCTGGTGCTGGTGCGCTTACCGCTGCTCAAGCAGTTGGTCGAGGTGCAAAAGAAGCGGTACGTCCGTTTACCGAGGCTGGCCGGGAGGTAATCGTAGGCAATATCTTGCGACAACTTGCACGCGATCCTGAGATGGCCGCGGCAAGGATGGAGCAATACACTCCCGGCGTTCCTGGGTACACTCCTACCGCTCCGCAAGCTGCTCGTGACGTTGGTCTTGCTGGGGCAGTCCCAGCGGTTCGTGCGCTTGATGAAACAGGACGATTCACGACGCAACAGATGCAAGCTAATCAGGCTCGCATCAATGTTTTGGATCGTCTGGCAAAAGACAAAGACGCACTAGCTGCTGCAATTGCTAAACGCGACGAAGTAACCGATCCGTTGCGAGAGGCTGCGTTTGCCAAGTCAACGGTGACGCCAGAGATATTCGGTAGTGCAATCGCTTTGAACGTAAACAAAACGATTGACGATATTCTTGCATCTCCTGCTGGCAAACGATCAACAGTCCAGTCTGTTGTGAATGATGCTCGTCGAGACATTGAACGAGCATCAACCCCTGCCGACCTGTACGAAATTCGGAAAGACTTGCGTGCTGCTGCTCAAGGACTATTGGATAAAAGCGGTTCTGGCGGTCCAGGTGCCAGTGCATACAAGGCAGCAAAAGCGCAGCTAGAACAGATCATAAAGTCGGTTGATGACACTATTGAATCTGCTGCTCCTGGTTATACGGAGTACCTCAAGAAGTATGCTGCTTCCAGTCGAGGAATTGAAAGGCTAGAGGCTGCACAAGATTTGCGAGCCAAGGTTAAATCAACAACTCCGATGATGCTGGACGACCCGTCACGCGCTCCAGAATATATGTTGTCGCAACCAGCGTTTGTTAGAGCAGTGCGAGGAATTGAGAAAGAAACTGATTTAAGTCCTGCACAGGTTGCAGTTGTTAAGCGAGTTGCAAAAGACCTGGACGATGCGACCTTCAGGGTTACACAAGAGCCTGGGTCAAATACGTTTAAGAATCTATCAATTGCTAACGTGATCGGCGGCATTGTTGGTAAACAGATGTTTGGCGAGATCCCTGCGGCTGCACAAAAGGGTGCGGGTGGGTTTGCTGCACTTAATTGGTTGTATGGTGGGCCGGACGATGCAATTCGTGCTGTAGTGGTTGACGCAATGCTTGATCCTAAACTTGCTGCTCGTATGATGCGGAAAGCGACTACAGCAGAACTTGTCCCGATCAGCAAAGAATTACAGCAGCGTGCGCTTAAACTCGGTTACGGACAGGTGTTCGGACTGACCCCGGAGTAATCATGGCAAAGACAAAGATCAGCGAGTTCGACACCAATCCCGACAACAACACTGAGATTGACGGGATCAACATTGCGGAGAACTGTCCTCCAGCTACGATCAACAATGCCATCCGAGAGTTGATGGCACAGTTGAAGGACTTTCAGGCTGGCAATCAAGCATCTAACCAACTGGCAGCAGCGGGTGGTGGCACTGGTCTGTCGTCTTCTGGCACATCCGGCAACGTCCTAACGTCCAACGGTACGGGATGGGTGTCATCCACTCCGACCTATGTTCCTACTGGTGGGATGATGATGTGGGGGACTGCATCCGCTCCTACGGGTTATCTGCTGTGCAATGGATCTGCGGTGTCTCGCTCGACCTATTCCGCGCTGTTTGCGGTGATTGGCACTGCATTCGGATCGGGTGACGGGTCTACTACGTTCAACCTGCCAGATTTCCGTGATCGCTTCCCTGTCGGTGCTGGGACGACGTACAGTGCCAATTCAACTGGTGGTAGCAAAGATGCCATCACGGTTGCACACACTCACACTGGCACGACAGATTCGAACGGCGCTCACCAGCATCTAGTTGTTGCGAGTGTTGGTAACACTGGCGCACCTAGCCCTGGAACTGGTCCTACGGTAGATGGTAGTAACTCTGTCAGCGCATTCGGGTGGTCGGCAAACTCGGAAAGCTATATCCTTGCAGGTACTAGCGGACCGAATGCTGGTCTGTCCAGTTCTGCCGGGGCGCACACTCATACATTCACGACAGGATCAACCGGATCGTCTGGCACCAACGCCAATCTCCCGCCCTACCTGGGTGTCTATTTCATCATCAAGACATGAACGCAACAGAGGTTGATGCTAAATTGAACACGCACGAGGCTGTTTGCGCGGAGAGATACGCTCGCATCGAGTTGCAATTCGATGCCAACAACGCTCGGCTAAAGCGCATTGAACAGATGCTGATAGGCAGTGCTGCGTTTATCATTGCGCTGTTGCTCGGGCTTGTCATGAAGGTGTGAGATGGTAGAAATCGCGGTCGCACTTGCTGCTGCACAAGCTGCGGTCGCAGGCATAAAGCAAGCCATCCAGGTTGGCAAAGATGCCAAGGATTGCCTGGGCGAATTTATGTCGCTGTTTGACGCACAGGATCAAATCCAGAAAGCGTCAACAGAGGAACGAGCAAAGCTGCCACCAGAAAAGCAAAAATCCGCAATGTCGGAGGCTTTAGAAGCCGTCATCGCTGCTAAGAAAGTACGCGAGATGACAGACGAGCTAAAGCAGTATTTGATCTGGTCTGGTCAGGCTGACATCTGGGACGAGATCCAGCGCGAACACAATGCCATCGTGCAGAAACGCAAGGCCGATGAGCTAGCAGCTAAGCGCAAGGCCGAGGAAGAAGCCGCGCTCCGTCTCAAGCAGCGTAAGGAGCGGATGCTGATTGCCATTGTCGTAGGGACAGGCGGCATCATTCTCTATCACCTTGTCAGCTACATCCTAGAAGCGTGGCCTGGGCGCTGAAATTCGTTGTTGTTGTCATGCTCGCCATCGTTCTTATGATGGTGACGTTAGCGGAGATTGCCAAGTGAGAATGACGACGGAAGAAATCGAGGTTCGCGTTTGGGCTGCGATCCTGTTGACGCTGGCAGCGATACTTGTCATCAGTGTGATGGCTATTATTGGTGGCGTATTGTTTGTCGAGCAGGATAAGGACAAGATTGCGCCGATTGACCAAGCATTCCTAGCGATTTTGAAAGATGTAATGCTGTTGTGTATCGGCGCGGTAGGTGGTATCGCTGGACGTAAGGGTGCCTATGCTGCTGCAAACATGATTGCAAAAAAGGACGACGATGCTACCACTCGGCCCACTGCTTGAGGTTGGCTCCAAAATCCTAGACCGAGTGCTGCCAGATCAGGCGGCAGCGGATAAGGCTAAACAAGAACTTGCAAAACTTCACCAGGACGGTGAGCTTGCAAAGCTAGCCAACGAGACAAAACTTTTCGAGGTCGAGCAGAACAACCTGACCGACAGGTTGAAGGCTGATATGGCTAGCGATAGCTGGCTGTCGAAGAACATCCGACCGATGACGCTGATTGCCATCCTGCTCGGCTATTTTACGTTTGCGATGATGTCGGCATTCGACAAGAACACGAATCAGGCATACGTTGAGCTACTAGGCCAATGGGGGATGCTAATTATGAGCTTTTACTTTGGTGGCCGGACGCTTGAGAAAATCATCGACATGAAAGGTAAGAAGTGAAAGAGACTTGGCAAGACGCACTCGCGCACGTTCTGAAGTCGGAAGGGGGTTATGTTTCGCATCCGGCAGATCCTGGAGGCAGAACTAACTTAGGAGTCACCCAGCGTGTATGGGAGGAGTGGGTCAAGCACGACGTAGACGAAAAGCAGATGCGCGAACTAACCCCTGAGATGGTTGCTCCGCTCTATCAAGAGAAATACTGGCAGCGTGTAAAAGGCGATGAGTTGCCAGCAGGGATTGACTATTGCGTGTTTGATGCGTCCGTCAACAGTGGTGTTGGCAGAGCGTCTAAGTGGCTCCAAGAGGTATGCGGAACTCAGCCTGACGGTGTTATCGGACCGATGACTCTGCGTGTAGCACAGGCTATCGTTCATACTGATCTGGTGAATATGTACTGCGACAAGCGTCTGGCGTTTTTGCGGGAACTGAAGACCTGGGAGACGTTCGGTAAGGGTTGGGAGCGGAGGGTGGAAGAAGTCCGCTCCCATGCGCTCACAATGATCGCAAAAGCCGGTTGATATACCAACTAGCTTTTTCTAAGTCCTCTCTGCCGTTCTTCTTCTTCCACCTCCAGAGGTACTTGATAGCGTTCCCGGTGCAGAAGGCTTCTATTCCCTGCAAGCCTTCTGTTGCCACCGTTATCGCGTCAATGCATTCGACCGCGCCTTTGTAGTGGTCGGGGTTGGTTGGGTCAGAAGGGGGGGCCATCGTCTCGTCCCTTCGGTTCAGCCAACGTTGCCCAGCCATCCCAGCCGACAGGGACGGACTCCATCTTCAGCGTCAGACCTTTCGCGGTCTGCATGACAACGCCGATCTTCTGCCAGCGTTTCTTCTCCTCTCCCTGCTTGTTGGTGTAGGTTCCGGTTGTTGCAATTACTTCGTAGGCGATGGGCATAACTTTTCCATTAGGTTTTGTGCTTCGGTTAGGAATTCTTTGACCTTGCTTTCAAACTTCTCGATGTCCTCCTGTGTTGGTTGAAACCGTACTACGAACAACTGAAGATGCTCGGGGAACCTGTCATCAAAGCTAACGAAGTCCACCCACTTCCGTTTAGTGCAGGACAACTGAGCCAGCATCTGCGGGACGTACTTCGTAGGTGGCTTGCCTGACTGGATGTAGTCCAGGTGAGTAGTTGACCTGGGACACTTGATCTCGACCAGACCATCCGTCCCGACAAGAGCATCCGGGCTGGCACCAAACCAACGAATAAGCGGGTGCTTTACGAACCCAACGTCATCCGTCAATTCGTGCGAGGCTTGATAAGCCGCTTTTGCCATTGGCTCTATGTCGATGCCGCGCTGCATATCAACGTTGACAAACGAGTCCTGTGCTCGACCGGTGAGTCGCTCTGTG